ATATGATTGGTCAAGTGCAACTGCTACTGGTGGAACCGTAACTTTTGACTTTAATGCCAACGTCAGAAACTTAAATGTAACTGCGGCAAGTGGTAGTGAAGTTATTCGTGAAAGTATTTGGTGCTTCCCCTACCAGCCAGGTAAGAGTTTACTAATAATGTCTAGTTTCTGTATGTCACCTGCTAAGACAGGGTTAAGACAACGTGTTGGTTACTTTGGCGCAGCCAACGGTATATATTTTGAACAAACTAACAGCACTAAGAACCTGGTTATTCGTTCAAGTAGTTCAGGTAGTTTGGTAGAAGAAAGAATAGCACAGGCAAATTGGAATACTGACAAACTAAACGGTACAGGACCAAGTGGTTTAACATTAGACACCAATGCTACCCAGATTTTTTGGACAGACATTGAGTGGTTGGGTGTTGGATCAGTGCGTACTGGATTTCTCATCAATGGTCAGTTTATTACGTGTCACATATTTAATCACGCAAACGATCCAGCATTCACTACAACATATATGGGTACTGCTACATTACCGTGTAGATATGAAATAACTAATACAGGTGCTACTTCAGGCGCAAGCACATTGAAGCAAATCTGTACCACTGTTATTTCTGAAGGCGGCTATACTATGGCAACTCAGGTTTTTACTGCTGGTACTGGTATCAATGTAAAACGACTAGCAACCGCTGGCACATATTATCCCATAGCAAGCATTCGTTTGAATAGTACACATTTGAATAGTATTGTAAGATTAGAACAGGTTGATATGTTGAGTCCCACCGTACACTACTATCGTTGGGTTGTACTAAAGAATGCTACTCTAACAGGAGCAACATTTGCAAGTGCGTCATCTACTTCTAGGGTAGATGTTGACACTGCCGCAACAGCAGTTTCTGGCGGAACAGAAATGGAAAGCGGATACCTATCATCAAGAGAATTAGCTACGCTTGCTCTCGACAACATCTACGGACAGTTAAGCAGAACACTTGCTGGAGTAAGTGACACTTTTACATTGGCGTTGACTTCAACATCAAACAATGCTGATGTGCTGGCTCAAATTGGTTGGCAAGAAATACTTTAAAATATTTTTTACCCAATAAATACTCTTATGGGTAATTCTACCACTTTAATCAAAGATCCATACGTCAAAACTGTTTTTGAGACCCAACAGCAGTTAGATGACTTTATAAAATGCTGTGATCCCGAAACAGGTTATCTGTATTTCATGGACAATTTTTTCATAATACAGCATCCTACTAAGGGTAGTATGAATTATCACCCGTATCCATACCAGAGACGGCTGATAGAAACCTACCATAATTACAGATATTCCATAGCGTTGATGCCCCGCCAGAGTGGTAAGTCAACTAGTGCCGCTGGTTATCTGCTATGGTATGCAATGTTTGTTCCAGATAGCACTGTTTTGATTGCCGCACACAAGTACACTGGTGCACAAGAAATCATGCAGCGTATCAGATATGCATATGAAAACTGTCCTATGCACATCAAAGCTGGGGTTACTACCTACAACAAGGGCAGCTTGGACTTTGAAAACGGTAGTCGCATCGTCTCTGCGACCACGACTGAGAATACTGGTCGTGGTATGTCCATCTCATTGCTTTACCTGGACGAATTTGCGTTCGTGCGTCCATCTATCGCAGAACTGTTCTGGACATCCATCACTCCTACGCTAGCTACAGGTGGTAAAGCAATTATCACTAGCACACCAAATTCCGACGAAGATCAGTTCGCACTGATTTGGAAAGGTGCAAACAAGTGTTTGGACGAGTTTGGAAATCCTACAGAGATGGGTGTGAACGGGTTCAAAGCATATCGCGCATCCTGGACTGAACAGCCTGGTAGAGATCAAAAATGGGCTGATGATATGAAGTCCAAGCTAGGTGAAGACAAATTTAATCGCGAAATCGGATGCTTTAGCGGCAATACGATGATTACGGTGAGAGATAACAATCAACGGATACTAACAATCAGTATGCGAGAATTAGAAAACATGTTAGTTCATAATAAGAGCAGTACCGTGAAGGTTCTCAACCAAAAGGATTCCTACATGGAAGAATTAATAAAAAATAGTTTGAATTTAGAAATCTTAACAGATTCGGGATGGGAAAAGTTTGATGGATTGACCAATAAAGGTGTAATGCATACTATTACTATTAAATTAGAGGGTACCGAAGTAACATTAACTCCCGATCATCATGTTTTTTTAAATACTCTTGAAAAAATTCCAGCAGACAAACTAAAATCAGGTGATTTAGTACTAACGTTATCTGGGATTAAAAAAATACTGTCTATAAAAGAAAATAAACTAGAAACTGTGTATGATCTAGTGAATGTAGGAAAAAATAAAAGATTCTATGCTAGCGAAGTTTTATGTTCTAATTGCGAGTTCATCGTAGCAGACGAAACTTTGATTAATCCTAACACTCTGCTAATGCTGGAATCTGTAGAGCCTGAATTCAAGCATGGTCAAGTACGATGGTTTAGCAAACCAAAGAAGGGAAACATCTATGCAGTTGGATTGGATCCAAGCTTAGGCACAGGCGGTGATCCTGCCGCTATTCAGATTTTTGATGCGACAAATACTACTCAAATCGGCGAGTGGAAGCACAACAGAACCGATATTCCTAATCAAATCAAGATCTTAGCTGATATTAATCGTTATATCGTTGAATGTACCGACGAGCCTAATAATCTATATTATTCTATTGAAAACAATAGTATAGGAGAAGCAAGCTTAATTTCATTGAATGAATATGGCGAACATAACATAGTAGGAACTTTCCTAAGCGAGCGCGGCAAGAAACGCAAGGGATTTACGACTACGCATAAGTCTAAACTTGCGGCTTGCGCAAAATTAAAAACACTGATTGAAAGTAAAAAAATGAAGATTCAAAGTAAAGCCTCAATATCAGAACTCAAAACCTTCATCGCTCATGGTGGTAGCTATGCAGCAAAAATCGGTGAAACAGACGACTTGATTATGTCCACCCTCTTGGTAATTCGCATGATTCAGCTTCTGGGAGAATATCACGGGGATTTAGAGAGTCAAATTCGCGATCACGAAGATTACGTTGCTCCTATGCCATTCTTTGCGGTATACAGCTAAGCATAAATAAAGCTATGGCCGAAGAATTTAGACAAACCAAATACTTGCAACTTTTTGACTTGCTTAAAACCAAAAGACTTAAGCCCGTCGCACTGTCGGTGGACAACAAACCAGTTGTGCCACAGGAAGCCGAAGTCATTAGATTTAACTTTATAAAAGATGGAACTAACTACGGCCCTGCTTGGTTGTTTATAGATGACAAAAAGTATCTGAATTTATACTACGACGACGAGAAATTCGATAGTTACGACATAAATACCAGTGGAACACCATTTTCTAATAGTTGGTTTGCTTTATTAGAAGAGCTTAAACAGTGGGCGGTCAGCAACAAGTGCAAAGGCTGGAACCCCAAGAATCAAGACGAATTAGCTTATGATATGCAACAGAGAAAATATCTAAAAAACAAAAACGTGTTTGAATCTTATGCTGCAATCAATAAGAAAACCAGCGTTAATAATGCTGTTCCTACTGTAAAAATTGTCATAGAACATAACAGAAATCTTGAAGAAACCGATAGACGCTATCACAATGTAAGCAGAATTTTTATTGAAAATCAGAATGGCGAACGCTTTTTAGTTAATACAAAGCGCCCAGGTTTGGCCAAAGTATATGCTCGTCATATTGCCGAAGGTGGCACACCATATGATGAGCGCGGCAGACACATTTCAAGTTTGATCGAAGAATATACCAAAATGCGAGGCTTTGTACGAGCCACCCGCGAGGGACAGTTCACAGAATCTGCCCAAAAATTACTTTCCGAAGCTTTTACATATACCAATTCGTTGCGTGAAACACTTCACAAAATAGCAGGTCACAGAGGTTATAACGCTTATTTCGACGCATGGACTCCAGTACTTAATGAAGAAATGAACGAAGAACACCATATCAATGAGTTATTCGTCCGAGAAACTTTAGATCCACGTATAGAGAGCGTTTTACCCATCTTAAATAGATTAAACAAGAAAATCACGCAAATGAAAGAGGTACATGAACTTGATAGCTGGGCAAACCAGATTATTCAAGAGAAACTGAAGGTAAGTGAGGAAATTAAATCGGACACAGCGGCAAATTATAGCTTGAATGCAACTTCTCGCAAACCTGGATACTATCTTGAGCGTGTTGGGCAAGCTGTACCGATAGCTGGTCCCTTTGCCACTCCGCAAGAGCGTAGAAAAGCATTTGATAACCTGATCAATCAATCAAACGTTATCAAGGCGTATTACGATGCAGCAGGTAACAAAGAGTTTAAAGAAGGAATCAGCGCACAGCAGAAAAAAGTCGGTCAGCTAGGTCCTACTGAAAAGGCCAGAACTATTAGTCCAGTTCTGGGAAAACCGCCTAAACAACATCCTTTTAAAGGAAAGCTAGTCGGCGCTAGCGAATCAAAAAACAAATCGCTTCCAAAAAAATAAGTCTCTAGTCGCGCAAAATATATTATTTTTTTGCTCAACTTTTGGGCATATATACAGTTGACATAGTACTCCATTCGAATAGAATGTGTACTGTGTCAGTTGCTCCAACAACTCACAATTTAACTCAACTTTTAACTCAACTTTTAACTCACATTTAGGAGAAACAAAATGGCTACACTAGCAGATATCCGCGCCCGTCTATCGGCGCAAAACACCGACAAAACCAAACAGACACAACGCACTAACGATGCTGTCTATCGATTCTGGGACATGGAAGTAGGCGCATCAGCGACTGCTCGTTTTCTACCAGATCGTAATGAGAGCAATCCTTGGTTCTGGGTTGAACGTCAAATCATTCGACTACCTTTCAACGGAGTCGAAGGCACCAATGACAACAAAACGGTCATTGTACAAGTTCCTTGCATCGAAATGTATGGTGAAGAGTACAAATTTAAGTGCCCAATCCTGGCAGAAGTTCGTCCTTGGTACAAAGATAAGTCACTTGAAGAGCTTGCAAACAAGTATTGGAAGAAGCGCAGTTTCATTTTTCAAGGCTTCGTGCGTCAGAATCCAATCGTTGGCGATCTGACACCAGCGAATCCAATTCGCCGTTTCATCATCAACACTCAGATTCTGCCAATCATTCAGGCAGGGTTGGTTGATCCAGAAGTTCTAGAACTGCCCACGCACTACACAAAGGGTCTTGACTTTATTTTCCGTAAGACTCCAAAGCCAGGCAACAAGTACCCCGAGTACACGACCAGTAACTTCTCTCGTCGCGAAAGCGCATTGACTGAGGCAGAACTGGAAGCTATTCAGACTCATGGTCTTTACAATCTTGCAGATTTCCTACCCAAGAAGCCTAGCGAGACTGAGCTAAAGATCATCAAGGAAATGTTTGATGCTTCAGTGGATGGTAAGAAGTATGATCCTGCAAAGTGGGGCGCATACTATCGTCCTTATGGAATTAAGGTTCCAGACGGCGCAACTGAAGGACAAGCTCTCAGTGATGAGGGCGACGAAGCGCCCGCTCGTGCTCCATCAGTCACGGTACGTCCAACTGCTCCAGTCGTTGATGATTCAGATGATGATGTTCCTTTTGAACCGAATGTATCTACTTCGGTTCAGCCACAGACAAAGCCTTCTACTGACAAGGCCGCGGACATTCTTGCATTGATCCGCTCCCGTCAAAACAAGGGCTGATACAAAAGGGAGGAGATTATTCTCCTCCCTTTCTTACAAGGAAAAATCATCATGACAACATCTAATGAGAGATACCGATCTCTAAAATCGGCAAAAAAGCTACTGGAAGAACTATGTGATCCTGGAAAGACACCACGAGTGCCTTCACTAGTAAGAGAACGTGCAAGAGGTGTCCTTCGTCATTTTCCAACAGACTGGGATATTGACAATATTGCACAAGAATGCCCAGATTTCTTTGAGAAGTCTAGCACGAAAGATAAACTGTTCGTATAACTAGGAGTAACACTGTGGGAAAACCATTTGATGTATCAAAATTTAGACGAGACATAACAAAATCCATCGAAGGATTGAGCATTGGATTTAATGATCCGACTGATTGGATTTCTACTGGAAATTATGCGCTGAACTATTTAATTTCAGGCGATTTCAAGAAGGGAGTACCACTTGGAAAAGTGACTGTTTTTGCTGGAGAATCGGGCAGCGGCAAGAGTTACATTTGCTCTGGTAATTTAGTTCGCCACGCTCAACAGCAAGGCATTTTTGTAGTACTCATTGACAGTGAAAATGCACTGGATGAAGAATGGCTAAAGGCGCTTGGAGTCGATACTGCCGAAGACAAGTTACTCAAACTTAATATGGCCATGATCGATGATGTTGCCAAAACTATTGCAGAGTTTATGAAGAACTATAAAACTCTGGCAGAAGATGAAAAGCCAAAAGTATTGTTTGTGATCGACTCTTTAGGAATGCTCCTGACTCCTACGGATGTTAATCAGTTCGAAGCAGGAGAAATGAAGGGCGATATGGGTCGTAAACCCAAAGCTCTAACTGCTCTGGTTAGAAACTGTGTTAACATGTTTGGCAGTCATAACGTAGGATTGATTGCCACGAATCATACTTATGCAAGTCAAGATCCATATAATCCGGATCCAAACGTAAGCGGTGGACAAGGATTTATCTATGCTAGCAGCATTGTGGTAGCCATGAAGAAACTCAAACTTAAAGAAGATGAGGAAGGCAACAAGACTACTACGGTACAGGGCATTCGTGCAGGCTGCAAAGTGATGAAAACTCGCTACTCTAAGCCATTCGAAGATATTGAAGTACAGATTCCGTATGAAACTGGCATGAATCCATATAGTGGAATGTTTGAACTACTGGACAGAAAGCAGTTAATAACTAAGGACGGTCATCGATATCTTTATGTCGATAAAGATGGAGTAGAACATCGTTACTTTAGAAAAGAATGGAACAAAAATACTAACGGTATCATGGATACAGTAATGAATGAAATTCTCAGTAAGATGGAAAATTTGAATCAATCTTTTGATGAAATCAAGGAGGAAACAGAATGAGTCTTGAAGTGATTGCTGAAGTATGGAAAGCACTTAAACCCGATCTTGAATATAATAGCGTGTCAGCCGCGGCTGATTCTCTGGTAAATATTCTTGTAGATCATGATTATAACCCAGCAGACATTAAGGAAGAATTTCGTAAAGATAAGGTAGTCATGGAAGCACTAGACTCGTATATTGCCGCAACCGAAGATGAGGAGCTGGATGAAACCTACGATTCAGACGAAGATGAGGAATCCGAAGAAGACGGCTACGACTCTGGCTGGTAAGTATGAATTGGTATTCTCGCATTACTAGTAACTTTGGAGTGATTCCAGACTTCATTAGTTACTATGAAACTGAAATGGTATCTGCTAAACGAGATGCATCCATATATGGTAATGTTGAGAAGAACTTAACAGGATTGCCCGGCGTCACCGAGCATCGTTTCAATCAACTTCAAGAGATTGAGGCGGTGCTCAATTTTCTTAACATTCAGCTAAAGAAAATCCGACGTAAGCATTTTCAGAAATATCTAGAAGGTTATAATAGAGCATTGACTTCTCGTGATGCCGAAAAGTACACAGACGGTGAAGATGAAGTCATCGAATTCGAAGTGCTGATAAATGAAGTTGCTTTGCTCAGAAACAAGTGGTTAGGGATCATGAAGGCTCTAGAGAGTAAAAACTTCATGCTAGGGCACGTGGTTCGTCTGAGAACGGCTGGAATGGAAGATATCGTAGTTTCATGAAAAAGATTAAAATGAGCTTGCATTATTCGTTCTGATTTGATATGCTATCGAAATGGACATCATCACTAAAGCCATGATTTTTGCAACGGCTGCGCATGAAGCAGTTGGCCAGAAGCGCAAGTACACTGGCGAACCTTATATTGTGCATCCCGCAGAGGTTGCCATGATAACCATTCGTCTCAAGGGAACACCTGAGATGGTAGCTGCTGCATGGCTTCACGATGTGGTAGAAGACACACAGGTCAGCATCGATGTCGTCAAAATGCTTTTTGGCGATCATGTAGCCGATCTGGTGGGCTGGCTCACCGACGTAAGCAAGCCTGAAGACGGCAATCGTGCTGCTCGTAAGGCTATCGACAGACAGCATATTGCTGATGCTCCTAAAGAAGCGCAGCTTGTAAAGCTCGCTGATCTTATCTCCAACACTGTGAGCATTAACGATCCTGATTTCGCTAAAATTTATCTCAAGGAAAAAGCACTTCTTCTTGATGCGATGACCAAGATCGATCCTGTGATCAGGCAGTCGGTAAAGGATCGCGATCCTGGAGTGATAGATTTTTTGCTCAATAGATCTTCTTAAGTTAAATAAAGCATGAGCAAAATTCAACAGGCATTAGAAGCTGCACTGGAATTATGTGAAGGTCTATCTATGGAAGATCTTCAGCGTTATCCCACAGCCAGCCGACTTATACCTTTGCTGCACGATCTTCTTGAGCAAGAGGAAGAATGTACTCATGTTTGGATTGATCGTGGTAATCAAAAAGGAATGGAATGCCAAGGTTGCGGTATTTTTAAATTTGAGGCCGAAATTGTTGATAAAGGGCCATGGCGATCAGTCACCTTTAACAATACCACCATAATAACTAGTGACGATTTTAAACACGATGTCACTTTGAAAGTCATGGGTGATTTCGCAACGGTCAAACAAATGAATGAATACGCTAGAATGATCGCCAAAAAGCTTAATCAGTAGGATTTATTATGTCAAGACATATTTTAATATTAGCAGCAATTATTATAACACTCATGCTGGGCGCTGTCAATATTGTTTTTCACTTTATGCCATATAGTGCTCCACCGGTAATTTTGATACTGTTTGTCGCACTAACTCGCTTAATTGAACCCTATTTTCAAAAAAAGACTTGATTTCTAAATTTTGATCGTGTAGAATACTCCCACACTGAAGTTAAGGAGCGAGAAATGAACAAGTTTCTGCACGTTGGTCCGGGTGGGGTAAAGTGCGCGTGTTGCTTCCCCGCTCCGAGTTCGAAGGAGCGGCGTTACTATTTTCGCGTCGCCAAGAGGAAGCAGGCTCGCGCCCATTGGGCTTTGGAAAAGCAGACCGAAATGAGGACTTACTAATGGGTTACCGAATCCTGCCAGAGCGCGATGCGAAGTATCAGCCTCGCAAGGGTCTTGAAGGTCCCTTCTTCTATCCCGGCTCAGTTTTGTATTATGATCCCAAGGAAGGCAAGTACTGGGATCCAACCACGGACTTCTATATCCCCACCGAGGAAGTGGAGTCCATCAAGCAGCGAATTTTTGATATTATTCGTAGATAAAAGCTTGACTTTTGGGTTGAAATTAGTTATTCTACAATCTCTTTCAGCAACTATCTAATTGGAGAAACACATGTCTGTTGTTAAGATTAAGGTCGGTAAGTGGCGCAATCAGCCGATTACGGACAAGAGCTTCAAGCTCGTCAAGGGGTTTCAGATTGGTCGTAAGGGCGGGTATGTTACCGTCCGCAATGACGGTGCTTACGAAGTTGATGCCAGTGTAATTCGCATCAAGGTTTCCGGCCCTGAAGATATCGAAATTGTCGAGACTGCAACGGAAGACGATGTGACTGGTACTGATCTGGAAACTGATGATCAGATTATCTCGCGCATTCGCAATCGGTTTCATGTTCTGGACAAGATGGCTGCTGCCTGCATCGAGGACAAGATCCGCGCATTGATCGTGACGGGCCCTCCGGGCGTTGGCAAGTCGCACGGTGTCGAGCAGCAGCTGGCGCGTTCTAACTTCATGAATTCTCTGCGAGATCGCCGTCAGCATGAGGTTGTTCGTGGCACTATCTCTGGTATCGGCCTGTATGTTCTTTTGCACGCCAACAGTTCGCCTGGCTCCGTGGTCGTGTTTGACGACTGTGATGTCTGGGAAGATCAGGATGCTCTGAATCTTCTGAAGGTTGCATTGGATACCAAGAAGAAGCGTCGGCTTTGCTGGAACAAGGTTAGCAGCTATCTTGACAAGCATGATATCCCGAACAACTTTGAGTTTGAGGGTACCATCATCTTCATCACCAATGTGAACTTCAAGAACGGTCGTCGCACTGGCAAGATGGCTCCGCATATTGATGCACTGCGTGATCGTTGTCACTATCTGGATCTGACGATCAACACTGCGCGTGACCGCATGCTTCGCGTTCGTCAGGTGCATCGTGATTGCCCGGGCGGTTTGTTTGCCGATCATGATCTCAACGCCGAGCAGAGTGACGAGATTCTGGACTTCATGTGGGAAGAGCGTGATCGCCTTGGAGATGTTTCGATGCGTCTTGCCAAGAAGATCGCTGATCTCTACAACATTGATCGTGAGGGCTGGCGGATGCTTGCCAAGACTCTCTGCGCCGCATAATAAGCTGACAGTGACTCAACTTTGGGAGAGCAGAAATGCTCTCCCATTTTATTTGTATTTTGATCTCATAGGTTCTATAATTTCAAGATTGACCTAAAGATTCATTATGAGCGATCTAATTAACAGGATAAATAAATGTATAAATTTAATGGCTCATCTATGGCATCTATTTATAAAACTATCAATCTTGTTAACAACAAGATTAAGGAAATAGTAGCTGCTATCGAAAATGAGGTTGCCATCGCAACTGCAATTATCAAGCGCAAAACAGGAAGATATAATAGAGAAAAATTGTGCAAACAGTAAAACTTGAAATAAAAGACGAAGTGAACTGTAAGTTCCATGGTTTAGATCTACCAACGCGCAAGGCTTTAATGAAGAAGTTTGAATTCGAAGAACCGGGTGCAAGATTTAGACCTGCATTCAAATTAGGCAGATGGAATGGTAAAGTAACATACTTTACTCTAGGCGGATCAACCTACATTAATCTATTGTCAGAAATTTTGCCTCTGATTGAAGAGGCAGGGTATGAAATTGAATTAGAAGATCATAGAACGTATCAAACTTCTTTTGATTTTACTCAAGTTGATGAAAACACGCTTGCATCTCATGCGTGGCCGCAAGGACATGAAAAAGCAGGACAGCCAATAGTTCTGCGTGATTATCAAATCAAAGTCATCAACGAATTTTTGACCAACCCACAAAGTATCCAAGAGGTCGCGACCGGCGCAGGAAAAACAATCACTACGGCAGCACTCAGCTATAGCGTCCAAAACTATGGCAGAAGTCTGGTTATTGTACCTACAAAAACATTGGTAGTTCAGACAGAAGAAGATTACAAAAATGTGGGACTTGATGTAGGTGTATACTTTGGCGACAGAAAAGATTACAATAAAACTCATACTATCTGCACTTGGCAAAGTCTGAATAAACTGTTAGAAGAAGATTCGGAACTCACGCTTGAACAGTTTGCTGAAGGTGTGGTCTGTATAATAGTTGATGAAGTCCATTCTGCAAAGGCCTCTGTATTGAAGTCTATGCTCACTGGCGCTCTATCTAAAATACCCATCAGATGGGGATTGACCGGCACGATTCCAAAATCAGATTATGAAGCTCTGGCACTTTTTGTGTCTATCGGCAATCTTACAGGAAAACTTACCGCAAGAGAACTGCAAGAGAGAGGCGTACTGGCAAATTGCCACGTTAACATAGTTCAACTCTGTGATAATGGAGTTTTTAAGAACTACCAATCAGAACTTAAGTTTCTGCTGGAATATCAACCACGATTAGACAAGATCGCAGAATTGATTAATGGAATACGAACTACTGGTAACACCTTGGTTCTAGTAGATAGAATAGGCGCTGGCAAAGATCTATTATCAAAAATACCAGATTCGGTATTTGTCAGTGGAGAGACTTCTCTGACTGAGCGTAGAGAAGAATACGCAGAAATTAAAACCAGTGATAACAAAGTGATTGTTGCGACATACGGAGTTGCATCAGTTGGAATCAATATTCCTAGAATCTTTAATCTAGTACTGATCGAACCTGGTAAAAGCTTTGTACGGGTTATTCAGAGCATAGGTCGAGGGATTCGCAAAGCTGAAGACAAAGACAGTGTGGAGATATGGGATATTGCCAGTACTTGCAAATTTGCCAAGCGTCATCTCACTCAGAGAAAATCTTTTTATAAAGAAGCCAAATATCCATTTACGTTAGAAAAACTCAGATATTGAGTAATCTAAGCTTGACATATTCAACACATTACTATAGGCTTTTCATATGCATATATTAACCCTAGAAAACAACTGTAGTTACAATTTAGAAAATTTGCCAGAAGAAATCGATGACCTTAGATTTGCAATACTGGACAACTCAAACCCACAGAACGTAGACTATCATTATATTCCACTGGTATTTCTGGAGTCCTTCAATTCTGCTGCGGTAGTGTTGAAGATAGGAGACAGAACAGTCAAAATGCCTCTAGACTGGCAAGTTCTGATTGGAGAGTATGAATGTGGAGATCTTGAAACTCTGTCGCTTTCAAGTCTGAATGATCGTGGATTTTCGGTTTTTGAGTTCAACCCTCTGAGTTCTTTTAGTCCCACCTTTTTGCCCATTGAGATCGTGGACATCTATTATGACATCACTTGGTATGCTCCTAGACTGCGTAATGGTCAATTCTTGTGCGTGCCTATTGACGATGGTCCAAAGCCTCGCTGTGTGTACTTTGTAAAAGAAGTCAGTAGAAATTCTGAAATAGTGGATTACAATCAGGTATTTTGAGGTACGTATGAAAGTTTTATATCGCTGGCTAGCAAACAAGATACTTAATCTCCCTAAGTATGAAAACGTAAATGTATATAATCCAGTCCCGACTATGGAATATCCAAGGACAAATATACAGAACCCTTATACAATGCACATCATGGTTCATCGTGCAGTGTCTGGATACGTAGTTGAATTTAGAAAAAATGAGACAACGCTTGATAAAGAATCATCTACTTCTGGTTTACATATCGTCACTGACGATCAGGATTTAGGGCAAGAAATCAATAGAATTATGACGTATGAGATGCTACGATGATCAAGTATGGTATTAAAGTTCCTTGGTTAGACGGGGAGTACATGTGGGTAACTGAAGGTGATCCTAAGTTTCAGCTTAGGCCTGTTTTATATTATTCACATGATGAAGCAACCAGGATTGCCGAGACTGTATGGGGAGAAGGTGCTATAGTAGCGGTGTATGACGAACCCAAAGAAGACTAAATTAGCTGAGGAGATGAAACTCCCTTCTCAAGATTTCGATCTATTTAAAGCACTTGAAGCAATAGATCGTAAAGACTATGCATATTGGGACAGACTCAGTTCTGAACAGCAAAAAAAGTTTGTACCGTTCATGATGTTGAAATGGGCAAGCATGGTAAATGGCAATGCTAGAATACAGGAATATTACGTAAGAAGTGCAGATTATCATGCTAACAAGCATTTTTTATCTAGTGAAATCGCTAAGCATCCAAAACTACAGTGGTTGATGCTATGCGCGAGTAGCCCTGGATTAGGCAAACAATTTCGTCAGTGGCTACCACATATTAGAGACGCAGTGTCAAGATTGAAAGATGATGCAAAAAACAGTGAGATCAAAGATTTTTACAAGAAAGTTTATCCAAATGGCAGCGAAGATGACTATAGTGAGATAGCATCAGAATTCGTTAAACAGCAGAAACGAAAGAGATTTTTAGCAGAAATTTATCCAGGAATGAAAATAGATGACATCGAACAACTCAATCAATTCATTACTGATCATGACATCGAACAGTACAAAAAAGACTCTGGCCAAACCTAAGCACGTTTGTGAGTTTTGTGATAGAGAATTTGTGCGAGAGAAGTCATTTCTAGCGCATATATGTGAGTACAAGTTTCGCTGGCAAGATCGAGACAGTAGAGTCAATCAACTAGGCTTTCAGTGTTGGCTAGATTTCTATAAGCGAAACAGCACGCCTAAAACCAGAACTTACATGGACTTCATAAACTCGCCATATTATACGGCCTTCGTTAAATTTGGCAAGTACTGTGTCGATGTCAAAGTCATCAATGTGTTACAGTATTGTCAATGGCTACTGAATTCCAAGATTAGTATTGATCAATGGGCACAAGATACCAAGTACGATCAATTTCTTCTAGAATATTTACGCGACGAAAATCATTTGGATGCTATAAGCAGAAGTATTCAAACTACCATTGATCTATCTGAAACTTATGGAATTTTGCCAAAAGACGTTCTAAGATGGGGAAATTCTAATAAGATATGCCATGAAATTACCAAAGGCAAAATCAGTGCATGGATGCTATATCAGTGTGGATCTGGAATTGAGTTCATGGAAAAACTGAATGATTCTCAGAATAAGTTAATTTTTTCGTATATCAATCCAGAAAATTGGGCGATCAAATTTCATAGATATCCTGAGCATGCTAAAGAAGTTAAAAGTCTTCTTGATCAAGGAGGATATTGATGCAAGTTCCTAAGAATTTTGACGACTTTGATCATGATGATCCTAATGTGAGCTTTCACAAAAAACGCTGGCAATGGTGGGAAGCTTTAAGAAAGGCAAACAAAGAATT